ACCATTAAACCATGATGCTCTTACATTTTCTGTTAAAATAGCATTTGTTCCTGATAAATTACCATTAAACCATGATGCTCTTACATTTTCTGTTAAAATAGCATTTGTTCCTGATAAATTACCATTGAATATAGGAGAGGTTACATTATCTGTTAAAATGGTGTTTGTTCCTGAAAAATTTTCTAAACCTTTTTCACCTACATATTTTATAAATGATATTCTAGGTCTTTTTTTTTCATCAGGTGAATTACAATCTATATTTAGAATATTTAATAAAGAATCATTTTGATAAAATTGTAATATACCGGAAGCGTAATCGATTAACCAATTTAATCCACTTGTAATATTTTGACTTTGTGTTCTCCATTGACTTCCATTCCAATATTTAATAATTGGTGAAAAAGTAGCTAGTGATATTGAATTAAAATTAAATGGAATCATATCTTTTAATAAATTATTATCAGTTATTTGGTCACCATGTTCAGGTGGAATAAACCACCATGCATTATTAGTTGCTGATACTGGATTTAAATAAATTTCTTTATAAAATTTTAGATTTGTATTTGGTATTCTAACACTGCTATGTGAATAATCTTGGTCAGAAATATTTGTATTCCATACACTAGATGGAATATTTCCACAAGCATCTAATGATGATAATTTATATTCATCTGGTAAATTTTTTTCTATATTTTCTATAAATATATCAGTACTATAAATATTATTTAATGATTTTTTTTGTTCATTAAAAAAACTAGTTCCACCATTTCCATTTGTTGTAACATCAATTGCCGCCTGAGTTTTATTTTGAAATTTTTTAAATAATAATGTTGTCTTATTTGAATTATTCAAATAATCTGTCATCAATATAATATAATAATATAATATATTTTATTAAAATATATTAAATTATATTACTGTACATATGAAAAAGTAATTGTTTTTAATTTTTTACCTGGTTTAATTCCAAATGCTATATATTGATTTATTAAAGAATTACCACCTCTAAATCTATTAATTACTTGACTACTCTCACCATGACCAACTACATTACATCCATTATTAGAACCAACTGGGCTCGCTGATTGACCTGTTATAAAATTCATAATAGCACTTGAATTTAGAGATATATTTTGAGAATCTAACCAGAATGTTTTTGATGATGTTATTGTTGAACCACTATTGACAATTGTATAACTACCAGAATTATTATTATAATCTTCTTCTAAGTAAAAAACTATATAGTCGGTTAACCATGTTAAATTTGTATCAAATTGTAAATTATTAGTATTTTGAGTAGAATTATATAATTTAAATATTACCCATTTTAAATTATTAAAATTAATAATTTGTGAAGTGGAACTACCACTATAAATATTTAATCCATAATTTACTGTTTGTTGTGTTCCAGAATTATCAAAAATTGAATAATCATAAGATATATCTGTTATTAAATTGTATTCTCTATAATCTATATAAGGATTATAATCATCCTGAATAGTTATATTTGCTCCACACCATCCATCTTTAGACCACATTGCAGTTTCATATGTTATTTTATTATCATGATTAAATAAGTTTGGAATCGTATTTCCTGATGTAAATGGATTAATAGATTCACAAAGTTGAATTGTTAATGAAGATGGTTTTGAAAATACACTAGAAGGTATATTATTATTAATTCCCCAAGTATAATCCCACCATAATACATCATTTGAATTATCCCAATTAAAATTTTCATTATTTGATAATGTATTACTAAATCCAATATTATTATTTACATTAAATGTTATATTAAATTGAGGATTTGTTCTATTATATCTTGAAAAATAATTATTATTAGTAGAATTAGTTATAATATTCCATGTAGTATTTTCTATATTTCCATTAAATTGAAGTGTTCCTGGATTATATATTTCTGTTGTCCAATTTTTACTATTATTAGTATCTATAAATGTAATAGAATTATTCAATAATTTGACATTTATATTTTCTATAATATTTAAATTTCTTCTCCAAAAACTATTAACATTACTAAAGGTGTAATTAAAAGTTATTATTGGTTTATTTGATGAATAATTTGTATTGGGTCTAGGCATTCCATAAAAATTATTATTTAAAATTAGATTTGAAAAACTATTTAAATTAAAATTAAATGAAATTTGATTAGCAGATTTTTCTGCTACTCCAAAATTAAAATAAATTGTTCCTTTATTTTGAAAACCATTGGAAAAATTTACATTTTGATTAACATTTACTTTATATTTTTCATAATTATTATTACATATATCTGGAATTCTACTTAAATTAATATTATTTACACCTAATTCAGTTAAATTTATATCTGTATAATAACCTTTTGCAATATTATATATGCTACTATCTTGGATAGCACCAGTTACAATTATATTTGCAGTAGAATTTATATTAGTAATTTGTAAAAATCCTTTTGAATCATTAGTTTCATCATTAAAACGTTCTGTAATATCATAATTGACAATATTACTAGTAAAATTACACAAATCTACACCAGATGAATCTAATCCGATATAATCATCTGAATTATTTATTAGTGTAATATTTGGATTAAAAGTTAAAGCAAAAGATTGGGTGCTATCTAATATATAAATATTTTCTATTGATGTAGTATTACCATATCTATATATATTTGATTTTGTCATACCAAAGTTATTATTTGAAAAATCTGACGTATAATCTTGCGTTGATAGAGTGTTAAAAAAACTTGTAGCGGCTCCTATGTCTTGTCTTCTAGGTGCTAATGTTGTAATAGTATTACCAATTGTTGTTTGTGCTATATTTCCACATATATCTAAATTTGCTTCCATAAAAAAATTACTCACATTATAATCAAATTCTGGATACCAACTAATATTATCTCCATTTGTTAATTGTAAACTGGTTGAAGAATTTATATTTTCTGTAAAAGTATTGCTACTTAAATCTCCAGTTATAAACTTTCCTGAATTTGTATTAGCTCTTTCATTTGGCATTTGTTTACTATTTACATTAGCACTTATATCTATATCAAAACCATATCGAACTCTTAAATCATAATTTTGTGGAATAGGAAAAGTTGTATGCATTCCAGTTTCAACGTATGTATTACCATTTATTCCTTTTATTTGTAAATTATAAAAATCATTTTCTGGAAATAAAATTTCGGTTGGTGCTGTTACATTAGCGAATCCACCAAAAGCTATGTATTCTGATTCGCTTGGTATATATAAATAATTATATGAACCATCTTCTTCTGTTATTTCATTTGTTAAATATATTCTAAATTGATATTTATTTCCTATAGTTAATCCTTTACCAGATTTAAATTCTGTATATGTATTACTTACTGTATTCGCAATTAATGTTGGAGTATTTCCAGAAGAATTAATATTTGCTGTTATTACTGTATTTGGTATTATATGTTGAGTATTTCCTATTCCATCACTATTTAATGTTAAATTACTCCAACCATGTTGAGTATTTTCTTCGTGAAATTGAATTTTTAATTCTTTTGAGTAAGGTAAATATGTAATATTTTTATTTGAATTAAAATTACTTCTATTTACTGGTAATGGATTATTATTACTTGGAACATCATATCCTGGACTAGTTCCAAATGGTAATGCTACTCTTTTAGTTATTGGATTATTCCATTTTAAAGTAATTGTAGGGTGTGTTCCATCATTACTTGTTATAATTTGAAAATTATGAGAATAATCTGTCGGTGCCTCTGGTCTATTAAATAAATATTTTGAAATTCTATCATCTATTTCTTGAGGAGTAACATTTGATGTTCCGCCTCCACCTGATGTGGAAGTTATATTACCACTTGTAATAGTAGTTCCATCATTAAATTTTATTCCAAAATTATTTCCAATAATAATATTTCCATTGACAATTATATTACCATTTATAGTAACAGCATCACTTACAGTTAATTTATTAAATCTTGGATTTGATGTAGTATTTACATCTTGATCTATTTTATATTGTAATGTTGTAATATCTCCTCTATTGTTACTTATGTCATTATTCATTGTTCTAATATTACCCATTACAGTTGTGATGTTTGAATTTATTAATGATATATTTGCATTAAAAATATTGTTATTAAAAAATGCTCCATCTGAAAATTTTATTGCTGATATATCTAAAATATAGTTATTATCTAGAACAATATTACCAAGCATATTTAATTTATTAGTTGTCAAATTATTATTTTTTGTTGTCCAACTATTACTACAAATATCATATAAAAAATCATACAAATTACCTCCTATATTAGCACTTAATCCTGCTTCTTTTAATAATTCGCCATCTGCGTTTACTATAATAATATTATCATCGATTTCAACTATAGTAGAATTCAATATTGTTTGAGTTCCTAATACACTTAAATTACCACTAACTGTTATATCATTTGTAAAAATAGCATTACTACTTATTATTTTATTAACTGTAATACTTCCGTTTGCTATTGTAATAGAGTCAGCATTAATATGTGTTGCTGTTAATATTCCTTCAACACTTAAATCGTTACTATCAATTACAATGCTACTGCCTATTATTTTATTTGTTCTTATATAACCACTTGTAGCTAAAATATCTGTTGAAATATACTGAACATTTAAAATATCTCCTATATCTGTGTTTACAGAACTTCCCCCTGTAAATGTAATATTAACAAGAGATATATCTGTTATTCTTCCATAATTATCAATAGTTATAATAGGAAATGAATTGTTATTACCATATATTCCTGATTTTCCAAAATTTTCTAATTCTAATGATAAATCCATTGTTTCGTTAGCATTTATAAGAACATTTCCACTAACATTACCATTTACATTTAATATTTTAGATTCTTTCCATTTATTACTTGTTAATGAATTTCCTGATAATTCTCCAATAATATTACCTTCTACAATTATATCTTTTTGAAATGTTACATTTTCTGATAAATTTATAGTTGTTCCACTTCCAGTTCCTGTTCCGCTTCCTGAACCACTTGTATTATTTATTGGAATAAGTGATATATTTGTTATTCTACCATATTTATCAACTGTTATACTTGGAAAATTTGTAGTATTACCATATGTTCCTATATTATTTAACTTTTCTTCTAATTCTATTGATAAATCCATTATTTCATTTGCATTTATAAGAACATTTCCACTAACATTACCAGATACATTTAAAAATCTTGATTCTTTCCATTTATTACTTGTTAAAGAATTTCCTGATATATCTCCTATTATGTTTGCTTTTATTGATTTTCCACCCGTATACCAATAATTATTTGTTTGATCAAAAACAAATTGTATTATATTACCATTACTAGTATTTCCTTCTATACCAACATGATCTGATAATCCTTTTGAATTTAATGTTATTAAAGTATCTGTTATAACATGTTCTACTGAATCAACAATTGTTTTATTACCACGAACAGTTAAATTACCATTAATAGTAACTTCATCACTTATAGTTAATTTATTAAATGTTACATCAGACGATGATTTTACATGTTGATCTATTTTAGATAGTAATGTTGTTATATTTCCTTTATTATTGCTTATGTCTGCTTTCAATGTTGTAATATTAGCAATTATGTTACTTTCGTTGTCTTGTAATATATCTATTTTTCCATTCAAAATATTACTATTAAAAAAACTTCCATCTGAAAATTTAATTGCTGATACATCTAGAATATAATTATCATTAATATTAATATTACCTAAAACATTTACAAAATTACTATTTATATTACCATTCAACCATTGCGCTGTTATATTTTCAGTTAATGAAATATTATTACCTACTAATTTATTCAAATGTAGATTTTTATTATAAATAGACCACCCATTTAAACATATATCAAAAAAGAAATCATATAAATTACCATCTATATTTGCTTGTATTCCAGCTTGTTTTTCTATATTACCATCCGCATTGACAATAATAATATTATCAGCAATATTTAAAATTTCTGAATTAACAATTGTTTGTGTTCCATGAACATGTAAATTACCATAAACATCTAAATCTTTTGTTTTCAAAGTATTATTTATAGAAATATCATATGTTGTTATCATATTTGAAGTTATTATAATTGATGTCAATGTATTTGTAGTGAAAATATTAGAAGATAATTTATCGGTTGTTATTTTATTACCATTTAATATATTAGTATCTATTACATTTCCTTGTAAATTCCCTATAAATAAAGGCGCGCTTATACCGCCTTCTGTCTTTAATGACAAAGATGATATATTATTCGTATTTAAACTATTATAATTACTACCTAAAAATAATGTTCCTAAATTATAATAAATACTTTCATTATCATGTGATTTAGATAATAAAGTAGAATATGCACCAGAACCTTCAAAATCTGTTACCATTAATGAGTTTTTATATCCTTTATCATCGCCTAGGATACCTATGTATATACCAGGTTGTAATGCGTCACTAGCACGAAGGTTAAGATAATTAAACTTAAATCTAAGATATATTGTTATTTCTTCTGTTGTTCCAGATTCAATTACTGAAGATGTAACATATTGTGATTTATTACTACCAGTTGCGTTAATAGGCCCTAAATCAGCTTCAGTTTGAATAATACTTTCACTTGAACCAATTTTTTTATATAATTCAAAAGTAATCGCAGTGTCAGCACTAAAAGAAGCTTGATAAGCAACTCTAAATTGTATTAATAATTTACTTGTAGTTGAAGTTGGTTTTATTGTAATTTCATAATTATCAGGGCTAATTAAAGTTCCTCCTGTATATGGTGCTGATATAAGTGACGAATTTAATCCGTGACCATATTTAAACTGAACATTATTTATAACATTTGGATTACCCCATTTTAATTTATTACTATCATCTATTCCTAAAAACTCCCCACTAATACCTGGACGGTTTGGTAATAATAAAGTATATCCATCATTTGTTAAATCTTCTGGATATGTAATAGTAACATTACTAGTATCCATACCAAATTTTAAATAATCTAGTGTTACTGTATTTGCTGTCAATCTATTTAAATTTTTATATTCACCAATATTATATCTACGTTGTTTACTTAGTAATTCTGAACCAGACATAATAATATTATATTAGGTAAATTATTTTTTTTTATACAATTAACTTTAAAAAATAAGTTAATACTATTTAAAAATATGTATTTATATAATATTATTATGAATCCTGTAGAAGAATTTTTATCTAATAATAAAAATGTTACTTATAGTTGTAAAACTATGTCTAAAAGACTAAATATCAGAGGAAAGGATATTATTTATTATGCATTATCATCATCTAATTTAAAACGGGTTAATCCATTAGATGTTGGATGTGGAAAACGTTCAATGTTAATTTTTAAATATGAAGATTAAATATTCATCATTTCATTCATTTTATCAATTTTCTCAATCGTTTTTTCTATATTATTTTTCTCAAGACCATTAAATAAATAATCGGTATCTGATTTAATTTCACATTTTTTAATTTCTCTATAAATAATATTTATTTTATTAACTATTATTTCTATTTTTTGTTTTTCTTGAATAATTGGAATACTTATATCAACTTTCTCAGTTAAAAGATTACAAGCAAAATATAAAATATATTTGCGCCGTTTTTTACATCCTGAACTATATTTAATACAAAATAAATTTAATAGTGATTTTATTATTTTATTTATATTTTTATCTCTCTTTTCACTTTCACACAATATAGCATCCCATATCATCCAAATAATTTCCATTTGAAATTTATTATCAACACTAGCAAATAATCTTCTTTCACATTGACATTTTATTTTTTTACTTTTACATATATTTTCATATTCAATCAACCATTCTATCCAGTAACATCCTTGTATTATATCTTTTGAATCTTTTGATATATGATAGGCAAATTCATTTATACATATTAATAATTCTCTAGGATCATCTTTTTTAAAGCTATTTTTTGCATAATCAACTTTTGGAGCTTTAAGTTTAGTTGTTAATTTTGCTATATTGAATTCTTCTTTATCTTTTATATTTAAACTTTCAAAAGCATGTCGTTTTTTAGAAAAACATAACATAGAAATTAATTCAGCAAATAATTTTCTTATTTTTTCATTATTTCTAAGTTTTAATATATTCTCACTGAATCCATTATTTATTATTTCTCTAAAACTTTCTAACCGTAATTCTATATATAAAGGTAATCTTGGATTGCTAACATATATATATCTACTTGTGTATAATATTATTATTTCCCATATATCTTGATACAATCCTGAACAAATTAATTCAGCTGACCAATAACAAGCTGGTTCTATTTCTCCTTTTATTAATGATTCTAACAATATTTTTTTTACTTTACTTCTAGAATATTCTGAAAATGTAACTGATCTAAATTCTTCTATAGTTCGTTTATCATTAATTTCATCATTATTCATATTATAGATTTAATATAAAAAAAATAAATATTTAATACATATAAGAAGATGAATTTCAAATTTATAACTAAAAGTTCATTAATAGAAAAAATATTATTTGGATTAATATTAATATTAATTATTATATTTGTCAATAAATTAGATTTAGTTAAAAGAGAGAATTTTATAGATAAAAGTGAAAAATTTATAAAATATTATGGAAATGATATTTATGATAATTTTTATGTTTCAATATATGACCAATTAATGCAAGATGATGTTAAAAATACATATGAAGTTGGGGAAATTATAAATAAAAAAGTTCCAACAAATATAATAAAAGTATTAGATATTGGCTGTGGAACTGGACATCATGTTAATTTATTAAATAATAATAATATTAATTGTATTGGTATTGATATTTCTCAAGAAATGATTAATAAAGCAAAACAAAATTATCCTCAACTTAATTTTAAACTAGCTAATGCTGTTGATAATATGATATTTCAAGATAATGAATTTACTCATATATCTTGTTTAAATTATACAATATATTGTATAAAAGATAAAGAACATTTCTTTGAAAATTGTTTTAAATGGTTAATCCCAGGTGGAATTTTAATAGTTCATTTAGTTGATATTTATAATTTTAATCCTGTTTTACCATCGGCTGATGTTGTTGAATTATTATCTTTACAATTAAAACACGATAATAGATTAACACAAAGCAATATACAATTTAAAGATTTTCACTACAAATCAAATTTTGATATTAATTGTGATAATTGTTCAGAGAAAAAAATAAATAAACCCAATGCTTTTTTTAGAGAAAAATTTATTTTTAATAATGATAATGTTAGATTAAATGAACATCAATATTACATGAATAGTCAAAAAGCTATTATGTCAATAGCGAAAGATGTAGGTTTTATTCAACAAGGCTATGCTGAAATGGACAATGTTAATTATAAAAATAATTATTTATATTGGTTATATAAACCAGAATAAATTCATAATTAATTTATATGAATTTATTAACTAACAATTTTACTATTATATTATATCGAATTTTAAATAAACTATATTATTGGTCTTTTTATATTATAAATACTGTTGGATCATATGTAAGTTATTATATAACTTATTATAATAATAAGTATAATATATTTTACTATTTTCTAATAATTATTTTATTATTGCTTTTATCTCTAATTGTTTTTATAAAAATAAAATTAGGTTTTTGGAATAATATACCTATAAAGAATACCTACACAAAAGGTTATTTTATAAAGGAAAAAAATAGCATAATAAACAAAGAATTACCTATAATTGATAGTTGGTGTGATTTTCTTAATATAAAAACGAATAATTTCTTCTCTCTAGATAAAAATATTATAAATCAAGAAATAATTCAAAAATATTATTTTGATATAAGCCCTAATCATTCATATATTTCTCGAGAATATTCAAAAGAAAAAGTATTTAATAGTGAAACTAATATTTTTGAGAATAGTGATAAAATAAAAAATATTCTAATTAGTATACCACTAAATATTACTATTAATAATAATACATATAAATCTTATATTATTAGTGATGAAAGCAATAGATTAAATATTAATTTTGATAAAACAAATTATAAATTATTCAAAACACATATATATAATATTAGTCATGAGAGAAAAATACATAATATATTTATATTTAAAACCTATAGAAAAATAAATGTTTTACAAAATTTAATTACTATTTCTCTCTATAAATTTAAATTAAATAACAAGATAAAAGATAAAAATATTAAATTATTCTATAATTTTCTAGAAATTAATAAGCAAAATATAAATTTATTAATCTCTTTTATTACTGAAAATAAAAATAGTATATCAGGTTTATTTATATTAAATTTACATGATATATTACATTTAATAGAGAGAAAGGAGTTATTAATATTTACATTATATTTCAATAATTCAATAAGAAGTTTATATATTTTCAAAAAAGAAAAGGTTGATTATTATTTAATAAGTAGTTATAATATTTGCGAAAATAATATATTTTATTATGGATTTTTAAAATCGTTAGAAAATATACAAAAAATTGTTAATAACAATAATGTTGATATTTATATGTATGATGTTTACTATAATAATATTATTAAAACTTTTCTCTCTAAAAAAAATGTTTTAAACTTTCATAATAATATACATTACTACATATATAATTATAATTTTGATACTATTATTGGTAATAATATTATTACATTTTTTTAATTATCGTATATATTTGCCTACTTTTACAAAAGAATCTACTAAATATATCACAAAAATTCCTAAAAATACATATAATATTAATTCCTCGGTAACATAATTTGTTCTAGTTTCTCTCTGTTCTTCTAATAAAAATAAAATATGATCTATTTTTTTTAAAAGTTCTTCATTAGAAGCGCTAATATATTGCTTATTGTAATTATTTTCACTATTTAAATAAGCATTATATTTTTCATAATATTGTTGTAAATTATTCGCTGGTAATTGTTGAAAATTTTCTTTATTTACTGGATTATCATTTTGATGTTGTTTTTGAGATTCTTCTTCTTGATCAGAATTATGTAATAATTCACTTTCCATATTATCAAAAGTAAAGTTTTCCTTTACTATTTTTTTTGGTTCTTGAATAGCCGGATGTGATGGAGGATTGAAATCTTCTAGATCATCACTTTCGTTATTAGTTAGAGTATTATTCATATTATTCATATTATTGTCATTTAATAATTTTTGTATTCTTTTATTTCTCTCTCTATTTTTATTATCATTACTATCAATATTATTTCTATTTTTAATAGTTTTATTTAATGATGATGATAATCTTTTATTATTTTCCTCTCTTATATTTTTATTTTCTTCTTCATCACTATTAAAAGGTGCTGCATTTAATAAATGAGGATTCATACTTATAAAAAAAAGAGATAATAATATTTTTTTAATATACTCAAAAAATATTATTAAATTATATAATGAAAATACCTAAACTATATTTATTACTAGTTTTAATTTTTATTGGTTTACTGTTTTTTTGTCTATCTAAAACTCGCGAAAATTTACAAGTTGAATACATAGAATTATTAGATGGAATATTAAGTAAGACCGGTCCTAGTCAAGAATATTATGGTAAAAAATATAATTGGTAATATTTTAATAATATTAATTTATATATGAAAAAAAATACAAAAGTATCTTATATTTTGACATTTTTTATATCTATTATATTTTTAATATATCTATACTATTTTTATGAATCAAAAGAAGGATTTTCTATAAGTGACAATCAAATTATTTCATCTGTAAAAGAATCTTTTAATAATATTTTTAATCCAATTAAAAGAACTTTTAGGATTCACTACATTAATTTATATGATAATATAGAACATAATATTAAAAAGTTTAATTATCATTATTAAATTTTAATAAATATTTATGTCTTCTTAATATATATCATGTTTGAATCTATTAATAAATATTTATATAATATTAATGAAAGTAAACTATTAGCAGCATTTTCTATGTTACTTCTTAATATAGGTTCTAAATATATTGAATTAAAAATTAGCGATTCTCAAGCTGAATATATGCGTAATGAAATTGGAAGAGAAATATTAATATTTGCCATGGTTTTTGTTGGAACTAAAGATATTATTCTTTCTATTATAGTAACAGCGGGTTTTATTGTTTTAGCAAATACACTTTTTCATGAAGAGAGTAATTATTGTATATTACCTGAAAAATACAAGAAAATTAATAATTTAATTGATAAAAATAATGATAATATAATTGATGATGATGAAATCAATAAAGCATATGAATTATTAAATAAAGTTAAACAAAAAAATATTGAAAATATGACAGGCGAAAGTTTGATTTTTACAGATAAAAATATATTATTTAATTAATATTATTATATCAAGAATATATAATAATATGTCATCACCCATTGATATTACTAAAAAAAATAATTATATTGAAAATAGTATATTCAAATTTCAACCTGATATTATTTTAAAGGGAGATGTTTATGGAACTGATTATGATTATAAATATAATATAAATACTAATAAATCTAGTCAATATCAAGAATTTTGCGTAACAAGTATTGCTAAAATTGATATAGCTAAAATAAAAAGTAGTTTTTCAGAATATTTAAAATATACTAATTATGATAAAGAATTATTAAATAAAGAATTAAGAAAAAAATATTTACTACAATTATTTACTAATAAATTCTTATTAAATAAAATTTTAAATAGCAAAACCAATACTTTTTTAATAATTGATGATTTAATTGAAAATAATTATAAGATTATACAAGATAATGAAAAAAAAATTACTAAACAATATGAAATACTAAAACCTATCAATAATGATATTACTCGTTTAGAAAGTAGAAAATCATCACTTGAAAAAAAGAAGCAACATGACGATTCTAAAAAGAAGAATGAAGTAGAAACTCAACGAAAGAATTTATTAAAAGATTTAGATAAAGTTAAAAAAAATAAAGAGACTTTATTAAAAACTCTTACTGAAAGTATTGGTATCCGCGAAACAATTAAAGATGATAAAAAAAAACGCAGTGAATTACTTAAATTAAATAGTAAAATAGAAACAACTAAGCAAGCTATAAAAGAAGATGATACAACAATTATATCATTAGAAAAAAAAATTAAAACATTAGAAGGTAAAAGTGAAAAAGAGAAAAAAACTAGTGAATTAGATAATATAAATCGTTTATTAGAAGAATATATTAAAAACAAGGATAATATTACAAAGATAATTAAAGAATTAGAATCTCAAAATGATTCTTTGAATAAAGCAGTAAGAGAGAAAAATAGAGAAATATTACAACATAATATCAAAATTCTTATTTCAGAAATTTTTCCACCAAATTCATTTTATTTTTTGAATTCTAATAAATTAAAAATTATTAATCAACCATCAAATGAAAAAAATTTTAATATTAGAATTATACAACCAACAGAATTACCATCTATTAATATTGAAAAATTACAAAATGAATTTATAAGTAAATATGTTGCTGATAATATTTTAAAATTATATAGAGAGAAGCTTATAATTAGTGGAAGTTCAAAAGTATCACCCAACTTTAAAATTACTAAAGAAATAGAAAATACAAAAGAGTATAGAGATTTGAAATCCCAATTGAACAAGGAAGGTTTTGAAAAATTCAATAAAGATAGAAGTAAAATTATTGACAAGGAAAAAGAAAAAATAATAGAAAAATATCAATTAACTATTAAACGAGAAAAAATAGACAAGATTAAAAAACTTACTGAAGAAAGAGAGAAAGAAACCGATCAAAATTTAAAAGAAGAAATAAATAGCAAAATAGAGCAATTACAAAAAGAAAAGGAGGAACCATCCATAAATTTTAAAGAAAAAGATAATATTTTAATACCTACAGTTGACTTAAAAAAAGGCACCAATATTAAAGTTTCAATAACATTAGAAGTTAAAATTAGTTATGAAACTAAAACTGGTAAACAATTAATACAAAGAGTAAAAGATAATGTTAAATTTTCTTGTAAAAATAGAAGAAATAAAATCAAAGCTATCTTAAATAATGCCGCATCTAGAAAAATTTTCAAAATAGAAAAATCTGGAAGATATATTAGTAATTTTAAAACAAAAAAAGGAGGAAAAAAAATAAAAAAGAAAACTAAGAGAAAAATGAATATAAGAAGATAATTATTTATCTTTTTTTTATAATAAAGTCTAATAATTATATACTTTATTATAATCTAATTTGTAATTGTAAGAATGGGTAGAACATTCGATAGAAATTTTTCTTGTAATTCTTGCGGAATTTCATTAAAATCTATCAGTTTTTTGTTTATTTCATATAATTCTTTCGCATTTTCTTGCTCTAACTTATCTTGAAATAATTTTTCATCTTCATAGTATTTAAGGGAAGTTTTTATCCCACATTTTTTGAATATACTATTAATATTATCACTCTTATCACCCATTACAATTTTACAAAATAAATCTTTTTTCGGATCTCCACTCCACTTCTTGTTTTCAGCTAAATTTTTATATTTTAAATCAAAAATCTTTACATTCTTATCATGTAATTGTAAATAATCCATATCATTTGCTATAATATAAATATTATGTTCTGGATTTTGCTTTAAATATTTTGTCGAAATAGCAATACAATCATCTGCTTCAAATGTTTCATATGAGAGAATAGGTATTTTCATTGTTTGAACTAATTCTAAACCTAATTTGAAGAACGGACCGCCCATAAATGTATCATCATAAATTCTATTTTCTTTGTATTCTTTCATTTCAGAATTTTTCTTAATTAAACTATGACGCCATATTGTATTCCTTGGACAATCCTTTCCTACTATAAATTTAAAGCTTTCTTTGTGAATTTTTAATTTTTTTGGTATTTCATTTATTTTTTCTACAAATGTCTTCTTAAATTTTTCTACGAATTCTTCATTCTCAAATGGAACAACTAATTCTTCATCTGGTTTTGCTAATTTCCACCATGAATGAAGAGCATAATACCTATAGAAGATGTAATAGCTAATATCAATTAGAATAATATTCATTGGTTCTTAGTTATTGATATAAAAATAAAGTAAATTTTATATCAATTTTTATTATATATTTAATTTTTCAAACATATTTGTTGCTATATGAATTAAATTTGAATTATTTAATAGTTGTTTACAAACACTATCTGAAATACCAAAAGAAAGCTCTATTTTACAGAAAAATTCAGCTAATTTTAAATTTTCTTTATATAATATTTTATTAACTTGATAAATGAAGTCAGCATCTAAATTAAATTTATCATCTACTAAGTCTTTAGTTAATGAAGAAATTGTCTCTATTGTCTTTGTATTTGAAATAACTATTTTATCTCTATTTACAATTTTACTACATTTATTTATTAATAATCTAGAACCTTCTTGATAATTTTTATTTTTAAATATTTCATTAAAAAAGTTATAAATATTTTCTTGCTCTTCTTTTGTAATTTCTCCAATAATTCCATAATCTATAATACCTAATCTTTTAGGATTATCTAAAAATATTATATTACCTGGATGTAAATCACAATGAAATGTTCTATTAAATAATATAGACTTAAATGAAAAATTTACTAATTGTTCTAAATACTCATTTTTTTCTTCATCTTCAAGATTGTCTAATTTTCTACCATCTAAATAATCCATCACAATAATTTTATTATTACTTCTTGTAAATTCTTCATAAACTAGTGGTATTTCTATATAATCGGTATTTTTATTATTTTTATAGAATTTTTTTATATTATCAACTTCTAAATTAAAGTCTAATTGTTGTAATAGTAAATTTTTATTTGAATAATATATGTCATCTATATAATAATATTTAAATAGTGAAATATATGTTAATATTTTAATAATTTTTTCATATTCATTTAAAGCTTGATAAATTTTATTTTTTATATTATTTTTTATTACTTTAACTACAACTGATTTTTTACTCATTTTAGCTTTATATACAATACCTATTACACCCGAATTAATTATTTCTAATGAATCTAAATCAATTATTAATTCTTCATTTTCATTGCCTACTTTTTCTAATTCTAGTTTCAAATCATTATATAATTCGCTATTATTGAATGGAACATTATCAAGAAATTTTTTTAGATAATCACTTTGTATTTTATTAAAAATATTTGTATTATTACCTATGCCTTGAAAAATTTTTATATAGAAAATATTATCTCTCGATAAAGATTCTACAAAATCTATAAAAAATTTATTTTTATCAAAAGTAAATAGAAAATTATAAAATGCTGTTATGCCTCCTTTTAATAGCGAAAATACTAATTTACTCATTATTATTATTATAAGTTTTTTCTATAAATGTTTTAAAATTAATAAATATATTTTTCATTAAATTACCAATTATATTTTCCATATATTTTGGTAAATCTTCTTCCATTGTCATTTTGAATTCATATGAAACATCATAAATATTGTTTTCTCTCTCTTCTATTTTTAAATAACCAAAATCATTTTTTATACAGTCAAAGCCAATTTCAGAATTATATGGAATGCTATAATTTTTAATATAATAATTATTCTTCTCTCTTATCAATAAGCTTTTAATATACATATATTTTTGTGATAATCCTAATTCTTTTCCAAATCGTTTGAATACATATAGTAAATCTACTTCACTTTCAGAAATATTATTGATAATTTCAACTCTCTCTATTACATCTTTATTTATTGTGCCAATTAATTTAAATAAGTTTGTATTTATCAATTTTGATATGTCTAAATTATTTTTATTCATTAATTCTAATTTTATAGAAAAGTGATTTGTATCTATTTTTTTCAAAATAATATTATCATTATTATCTTTGTTCATTTTATTAATAAAAATAATATATTTAATATGTATTAACTTATTTTTGTTTTTATAATATATTTATTAATATATTAATATATCAAAGCATATACAATATAAATTTATAATTAATTTATTAAAATAATAAATTTACGGTTTGGTCAGTAACAAATAACGTTTTTTTTATTTTCAATTCTTCATTCCATTTTTAAAAATTGGACATAAAAAGTATGTCCATTTTTTATTTTTCGATTTGAGAATTGCAAAAAAAAACGCAAAAAATCACTTCACAGCATAATGCTGTAATTTATAATTATGGATTTTTAAAAGTGTTATTGAACTTTTTATTTTTTATTTTTTAAAAAGATTTAGACGTTTTTTTCTTTTCCAATTATAGAAATAAATGGAAATAAAAAAAACTGAAAAAACTGAGTATAAATACAAATGTAATTTTTGTAACTATAAAAGTAACAATAAAACAGATTATACTAGACATAATAACACCATAAAGCATAAAAGTAAGCTAATGGAAATAAATGGAAATAAAAAAACTGAAAAAAACGCATTTTTTCATTGTAGTAATTGTAATAAAATTTATAAAAATAATTCAGGATTATGGAAACATGAAAAAAAATGTATTATAAATAATTCTAATACAGATAATAGTGGTAAAACTATAGATTATAAATGTATGTTTTTAGAATTAATTAATGAAAATAAAGAAATGCGCAATATGTTATTAAAACAACAAGAACAAATTAGTGAATTAATACCTAAAGTTGGAAATAATAATAATAATATCAATAATAAACAGAAATTTAATATTAATGTATTTTTAAATGAAAAATGTAAAGATGCTTTGTCAATGGATGAATTTATTGATAAAATAGAAGTTTCCATGAAAAACTTATTAACAACAAAAGAAAAAGGGCAAATTCACGGTATAAGTAATATAATAATAGAAAATATGAATAAACTCTCATTATATGAAAGACCTTTACATTGTACAGATAAGAAACGAGAAACATTATATGTTAAAAATCAAGAATGGGAAAAAGATGAAAATAAGGAATTTATAAATAAAGCATTAAAAAGTGTAGAATCAAAACAATTAAAAAATTTGAATGTATGGTTAGAAGAACATCCAAATTATATGAATAATCCAAGTGAACAAGAAGAATTTGCGAAGTTAATGAGTGAATGTGGAAAATCAATAGATGATGGAAAAGAGAAAATAATAAAGAAGTTATGTGATAATGTTTATATAGAAAAAGTAGAGGATGAAGCTTTATAAAATAAATTAAATATTCTTATTTTATATATTTATGGTTTGGTCAGTGTAAACGCATGTTTTTTTTATTTTCAATTCTTCATTCCATTTTTAAAAATTGGACATAAAAAGTATGTCCATTTTTTATTTTTCGATTTGAGAATTGACAAAAAAAAGTGAAATAATGAGTTTACAGCATAATGCTCTAATTTATAATTATGGATTTTTAAAAGTGTTATTGAACCTTTTATTTTTTATTTTTGAAAAAGATTTAGGAGTTTTTTATTGTAGTATAATATACTACGAAATGACTACAAAATACTACAAAAAAACCGAAAATAAAACGAATAAAAAATATTTTTGTGATAAATGTAACTTTGATACATGTAAAAAAACTGATTTTAATAGACATTTAAATACTATAAAACATTTAAAACTACATAATACTACAAATTTCGTCGAAAAAAACGACAAAATGTATAAATGTAATTGTGGCAAAGTATATAAGCACCATTCTAGTTTATATAATCATAAAAAAACATGTAATACAGATATAAATGTTAATAACAATATTTATAAAGAAAATATATTACTAGAAACTAATAATGAAAAAGATAATATAGATTATAAAACCATGTTTTTAGAATTAATTAATGAAAATAAAGAATTAAGAAAAACAATTACTGAACTTATACCAAAGGTTGGTAATAATAATAATAATATTAATAAAAATAAATTTAATATTAATGTATTTTTAAATGAAAAATGTAAAGATGCTTTGTCAATGGATGAATTTATTGATAAAATAGAAGTTTCCATGAAAAACTTATTAACAACAAAAGAAAAAGGACAAGTATATGGTATAAGTAATATTATAATGGAAAACATGAATAAACTTTCTCTCTACGAAAGACCATTGCATTGTACAGATAAAAAACGAGAAACATTATATGTAAAAAATAATAAATGGGAAAAAGATGATAATAAAACATATATTAATAAAGCATTAAAAAAGATAGAATCAAAACAATTAAAAAATTTGAATGTATGGTTAAAAGAACACCCAAACTATATGAATAATCCATTAGAACAAGAAGAATTTGCTAAGTTAATGAGTGAATGTGGAAAATCAATAGATGATGGAAAAGAGAAAATAATAAAAAAATTATGTGATAATGTATATATAGAAAAAGTAGACGATGAAGGTTTATAAAATAAATAAAATATTAGTGTTTTTATAAATTTATGGTCTCCTTCTAGCTAAATTGCTATTTTTTTGCATTTTTTAATCCGTGAAAAATTTTTGAAAAATGGACAAAAAGTATGTCCAATTTTAAAATATCGATTTGAGAATTGAAAAAAAAAACTAAAAAATGAGTTTAGAGCATAATGGTGTAATTTATAATTTTAGAATTTTAAAAATGTTACTGAAAGTTTTTTATACTTTTTTAAAAAAAGATTTAGGAGAATTTTTATGTATCATTATATAAAGAATAATGATACAAAATAATTCGCTAATATTCGCAAAAATTTTTTTTTGTGAAAAATGTAACTATTGTAGTAATAAAAAAAGTGATTTTAATAAACATTTACAAAGCAAGAAACATAATGATACAAATGATACATTACATGATACAAAAAAAGTCGCGTTTACTTGTAGTTGTGGTAAAATATATAAATATCATTCAGGTTTTTATAGACATAAAAAAACATGTAATTTTGAAGAAACTAAAACTATTATAAAAAATGAAAATAAAGATGAAATGAAAGAATTAGTATTTAAATTAATTCATGAGAATAATGAAATAAAAAATACTTTATTAAAAGAAAATCAAGAATTAAGAAAAACAATTACAGAAATGTTACCAAAAATAGGTAATAACAATAATAATACTAATATAAAACAGAAATTTAATATTAATGTATTTTTAAATGAAAAATGTAAAGATGCATTATCAATGGATGAGTTTATAGATAAAATAGAGGTGTCTATGAAAAACTTATTAACAACAAAAGAAAAAGGGCAAATTCACGGTATAAGTAATATAATAATAGAAAATATGAATAAACTCTCATTATATGAAAGACCTTTACATTGTACAGATAAGAAACGAGAAACATTATATGTTAAAAATCAAGAATGGGAAAAAGATGAAAATAAGGAATTTATAAATAAAGCATTAAAAAGTGTAGAATCAAAACAATTAAAAAATTTGAATGTATGGTTAGAAGAACATCCAAATTATATGAATAATCCAAGTGAACAAGAAGAATTTGCGAAGTTAATGAGTGAATGTGGAAAATCAATAGATGATGGAAAAGAGAAAATAATAAAGAAGTTATGTGATAATGTTTATATAGAAAAAGCAGACGATTAAGGATTATAAAATAAATAATTATTGTATATTTTATAAAAATAAGGTGTCCTTCTAGCTAAATTGCTATTTTTTTGCATTTTTTAATCCGTGAAAAATTTTTGAAAAATGGACAAAAAAGTATGGTCATTTTTATTTTTCGATTTGAGAATTGCAAAAAAAAACGCAAAAATGGCTTTACAGCATAATGGTCTTATTTTAATTTTTGAAAAATAAAAGTGTTACTGAAAATTTTTTTATACTTAAAAAAAAAAGATTTAGGGGTTTTTTTGTGTTATCATTATATAGGTAATTATGGATAACAATGGTAACCAAGAAAAACCCTTTAAATATGAATGTATAAAATGTAAATTTGTAACGTGTAATAAAAAAGATTTTAGTCGTCATAATAATACTAGTAAACATATAATGGTAACTAATGATAATGAAAATCCCCAAAAAAACCCCTTACCATATAAATGTAATTGTGGTAAAGAATACATATATAAATCGGGATTGTCTAGACATAAAAAAACATGTAATTTTGAAGAAACTAGCACTATTATAAAAAATGAAAATAAAGATGAAATGAAAGAATTAGTATTCAAATTAATTAATGAGAATAATGAGATAAAAAATACTTTGTTAAAAGAAAATCAAGAATTAAGAAATCAAATTAGTGAAATGATTCCAAAACTTGGAAGTTATAATAATAATAAGATCAATAATAAAAATAAATTTAATATTAATGTATTTTTAAATGAAAAGTGTAAAGATGCTTTATCAATGGATGAATTTATCAGTAAAATAGAAATATCCATGAAAAACTTATTAACAACAAAGGAAAAAGGTCAAACACAAGGTATAAGTAATATAATAATAGAAAATATGAATAAACTATCATTATATGAAAGACCTTTACATTGTACAGATAAGAAACGAGAAACATTATATGTTAAAAATCAAGAATGGGAGAAAGATGAAAATAAAGAATTTATAAATAAAGCATTAAAAAGTGTAGAATCAAAACAATTAAAGAATTTGAATGTATGGTTAGAAGAACATCCAAATTATATGAATAATCCAAGCGAACAAGAAGAATTTGCTAAGTTAATGAGTGAATGTGGAAAATCAGTAGATGAAGGTAAGGATAAAATAATAAAGAAAGTATGCGATAATGTGTATATAGAAAAAGAACACGATAAAGATTTATAAAATAAATTAAAAATGTTTATTTTATAAATTTATGATTTCCTTCTATAGCTAAATTACTATTTTTTACATTTTTTAATCCGTGAAAAAAATTTCGAAAAATGTCCATTTTTTATGTCCAATTTTAAAATCTCAATTTGAGAATTGTAAAAAAAAACGAAGGTTTGAGTTTACAGCATTATGCTGTTATTTTAAATTTTGAAAAATAAAAAGTGTTACTGAAATTTTTTAATTATATTCGTAAATAATTTAGGAGAATTTTTATGTAGTCAATATATACTACAAATGACTACAAAAAATCCTTCAAAAATCTCAAGTAATTTTATATGTGATTTATGTAATTATTCATGTAAGAAAAAAGGTGATTATAATAAACATTTAGAAAGCAAAAAACATAAAAATAATGAAATACTACAAAATACTACAGAAAATTCTCCAAAATTCTCCAGAGAATATGTATGTAATTGTGGAAAAAATTATAAACATCATTCTAGTTTATATAATCATAAAAAAAAATGTAATAATTTGAAAGATAATGAAATTTTTATAAATGAAGATAAAATAGATTATAAAACAATGTTTTTAGAAGTGGTTAAAAAAAACAATGAATTTCATGAATTATTATTAAAGCAACAACAACAAATAAGTGAATTAATACCAAAAGTTGGAAATAATAATAATAATATAAACAATAAAAATAAATTTAATATTAATGTATTTTTAAATGAAAAGTGTAAAGATGCTTTATCAATGGATGAATTTATTAATAATATAGAAATATCCATGAAAAACTTATTAACAACAAAAGAAAAGGGACAAACGCAGGGAATAACAAATATAATAATGGAAAATATGAATAAACTATCATTATATGAACGTCCTTTACATTGTACAGATAAGAAACGTGAAACATTATATGTAAAAAATGATGAATGGGAAAAAGATGAAAATAAGGAGTGTATTAACAAGGCATTAAAAACGGTAGAATCAAAACAATTAAAAAATTTAAATGTGTGGTTAGAAGAACACCCAAATTATATGAATAATTCATCTGAGCAAGAAGAATTTGCAAAATTGATGAGTGAATGTGGAAAATCTGTTGATGATAGTAGAGAGAAAATAATTAAAAAATTATGCGATAATGTCTATATAGAAAAAGATACTGAATAAAGTTTTTACATTTTCTCTAATATAATTTTTTTATTAAAAAATATAGGTTTTACTTTCAAATTAAAAATAATTCTGTCATTTTCAATATCATAAGATGGAAATGAAAATTCAGATTTAAATTTCTTCATTATTTTTCTAAGATTCGAACTAAGATAAATAATTTCTTTATTATCATTATGTAAATATCTCGCGGTTCCATTTTCATTAATCATACCTTCAAGTTTAATGAAAGCCATATTTTTATTTATCATTCTAGTTTTTATAGTTTGTTTACCAATTAAAGGAACATTAACAGTTGTAGAATATGTTTCTCCAATTAATGGAAAGCAAAGATTTTTATTAATAAGAGAGAATAAGAGAAGTAAAAAATTCATGATTATTGATTAATAATTAGAGAATTATTTTTAATAGCATATTTATAAAATATATATAAAAAATATATATTAGATATAAGCATTATTGTAAAAGCATCAATGTTATAATTTATTATTGGTAAACAAATAATATCATAAGATAATAAATGAGACCAATTTTTTTCACCCCTAAACTTTAATAATATAGATAAAATATAAATATAAAAACTTTTAATAATATTTTCATAGTTATTTCTAATAACACTATTATTTTCATCTGTCCAAAATAAATTTTTACTGCTTTTATATTTTAAAAATTTATTATTCACCGAAGAATAAACATCAATATTATGGATAGCATATGAATTAGCTAATTTTTTTGCTCCAGATATACTTAAAATATAAGCAGCTGAACTACCAGAAAATAAATTAACATAATTATTATTATTTTGTAAAATACCATCTGTATGTAGATTAATAATATCCCATTTTTTATTAATTTTATTAAAATTAGTAATAATTTTTTCAATATTATTATCTAAATTTACATAATCATATGGATATGTATCATCTTCTAAAATAAGTGAATATTCTATATTATTTTTTACAATAATCTTTGCTAATAAAATATGGGACAAAGCACAACCTAATATTTTTTTGGGTGTTAGTAATAAAGATATTGGGTGAATAATATTTCTATATTTTAAATGTTGATTTTGTCTAGCATCTACAGCATAAAATAATTGATAATTAATGTTATTTTTATCATAAATATTTTTAAAGTTATCTATATTATTAGATCTTTCTAATGTAATAACAAATTTTGGAATCATTAAATTAATAAATAAAAAAAATTGATGTAAAATACTTATAAAATATAAGAGTAGAAAGGATTCAAGAAATTACTGTTTATACTATTATGGCGAGTGAGGTATTATATCCAATTCCAAAAAATTGCGTGGTATGTAGAGAAAAATTCTATGTTGGTATGAAAATAAAAAAAACTTTAAATAACATTAGTAGATATTATAATGTAAATGAGAAAGAAAGAATTATCTTGTATTTGGATCAAAAATTTCCACATGAAATTACATTACATATTATAAAATTTTTGAAAGATATTATAATATATAATTTTGGTCATGTGAATTGTTGTAATAAAAAAAATAAAAATATTACATGGAATATAGTAAGTCAGAGAGATATAGTAATTCACAGTCTAATGTAAATTATACAAAATAAGTAAAAATTTAAATATCTAAACTAATTGTATTTCTTTCACTACTAGTTTTTTTCCCTTTTTTATTACTTTTTGGCATTTTTGAAGAACCAAGTTCTTTTAAATCTTGAATACTTATAGTGCTAGATTCTTTAACATCTGTTTGTTCTTGTTGAATATTAATTTGTTTTGTTTTAATACCAGATAGAATATCAGAAATATCAGAAGGCCCTTTCATTTCAGGACGCTTACTTTGTTGAGGTGGTAATTGAGGTTTGCTTGATGGGAAAGGAACATTTCTATCATTAATTGAAGCAAATTTTTGCTCAACATTAATTCCTTCTTCGCTTCTCGCCATTGTAAGGTCTGGTCTATTAGCAGGGATATCTACACGTCTACTCTTAGGTGGTTGTTGGGTTTTCATTGGTGGGGGAGGTGGCATATTATTATTCATTTGAGGTGTTGGCATACTTGACATATTGGACATATTAGACATATTTGAATTATTTCCAGGAACAAAGTTATTCATAAAACCACTAAAACCAGGGGATGTATTATTCATACTATTAACAGCTGCTTGACTAAATTGTTGCATAAGTTCGGGATTTTGTCTCATAATTTCATCCATTCCAGGAATAGCAGATTTGAACATTGTATTTGTCATATGAACCATAATAGCAGAACCACCTAATTGGAATAATAATTTTAATTCGGGTGCCATTTTAGCTTTTGATTTATATTTTTCATGTAATTCAGCAAAAATTTCATCATAATCATTGATATTTTCGTTAACTTGTTCAGCCCAACCATCCATTTTCAAATCAAAGGGGTCAAACTTGTTATTTAAAAACTCTAAACCAGTAATAGCAGCCATTAATATTTTACCTTGAAATTTAACACTATTAGATTTTTCTTTTTCTGTTATTAACATTTCATATTCTCCTTGCATTTCATTTAAAGGGTCTTCCATAGTGTATTTTTTAGATAGATTGGCACCTTTTCTCTCAAGATCCTCTAATTTTTTGAGAATTTTAAATTTTTCTCTTAATAATTCTTCTTTTGTTAGTTGAGGTTCAGGATTAGGAGTAGGAATATTATTAAATTTGCCATAACCATCCCATGTTTTAGTATCTTTACCAGTTTCAGCTGTAGATGTTCCAAGATTAATTTCATTATCTGTTTTAAAGTTTTCAAAAGTAACAGAAGGTGCTTTTTCACTAAAATTATCTAAATTAATATTATTTATAGCACTAGTAAATAAACCTGATTTGCCTCCACTATCTACAGATTTAGATTTAATATTTATATCATCAGTTAAAGTATTTAGTTCGTTTTCTAGCTCACTTAACTCTCCTAAACCAATATCAATTGATTGAGATTTTTGTCTTTTATCATTCATAAGTAGCTCTAATCCTCCACCATGATTTACAGCCCCTTTATTATCTATTGTATGTAAATCTATAACAGTTTCACTCATTATAGAGAAATAAGAATATATAATTTTAAGTAATTCGCAATTAAATATATTAATTTTTAAATTAAAATATTTATTAAAGAATAAAATAATTATTATAATTTATTTATTGTATTTTAATTATATTATTTGTAATTAAAAACCAATAACCTTGTAAAAAACAATCAGCCAAATCATCTTTTTTCTTACTAGCTATAAATAAAGTAATATAGTTTTCATCAATATTGTATTTATTTAGTAGATCTTTTGTATATTCTATGCCTAATTTTTTTCTTTCATTATATGACGTATTTTTTGATGATGAAAATAGTTTTAATTTGTTAGCAGATGATATAAATTGTATATCAAATATATTTTTCAATATAAAATATTGTGATATCATTCCTTGAATAGATTTCATTCTTGTAGCGATAGGACTGATTTGATTTTCAATCAATACTTTATCTATATTATCGAAATTTATTTTATCTAAATTATTTTTAATACTAATACCAATATCAATTAAATTAATATCGTTAGCATTAGTATTTTTATTAATATATTCTAAATAGTTGTTATTTATATATTCTTGTATATTTTTAATAATATTTTCCTTATTTGGTGGTATATCATGAGAAATGTTATGTTGTTTTGCTAAATCAATTAAACTATTAATTTTGAGTCTATTATAATTGTTAAATTCATTTGGTAAAATTTTATACTCACTTTTACAAGTATGTAATTTACAATAATAATTTGAATGTTTAAAAAATTTGGCAGATTTATTACAAGGTTTGTTAGGAGTTTTGCTATTATTACAATAATTACATAAATCAATATTTTCTTCACATAAGTTTATAACTTGCCAAAAGAGTATTTTAAAAGATTTATCATCATTATTTTCCATTATACATAATGCTAAATTTTTGATACCAATATCAATACTTAATAGTTTCATTATAATATAAATATTTATAATTTTATATATTTTTTATAATTTTATATATTTTATAATTTTATATATTTTTTATAATTTTATATAAAATTATTTATCGAGGCAAATATTTTTAAGATAATAAGAATTTCTAGATTTGACAATATCTACAGCAATATTATAGATTTTTCTGTAATTATTAGCATTACAATTGTTTAAAGTATAACTATTATTACCATCAGTTTCTTGAATATTTAATTGAATATTCATATCTACATCGTCAGTAAATTTATTAGTATAGTGAATAATATGATTAATTTGTTTTTGTGACATTTATAATAGTAAATATTTATTATTTTTAATATAATTATAAATATAATAAATTGTAAGAAAAATTAATTTTTGAAAAGTGTTGGGGCAATAGTTCTATTTTGTAATTCTTCTCTCGATAAATAGATATTTTTAAGATCAGAATTAAAATAAGTTTCTGGTAAAAATTGATTTTGTATTGGAAAAGTAGATTTTTCAATACATGATTGTTGATTTAATTTGATAATAGCATGAGCATTATCAGTTAAATATTTTCTGTAGCTCCAGTTGTTATTGATATTCGCATTATTTTGTAAATAAAAATCCATATTAATTGGTTGTTCCCAAGTAGAAAAATTTCTTCCATCAGACATTAATGGTATATTACTCATAATATATTATTATGATAAATTATTTTTGTAATAATTGTATTAATTCATCTTTTTTATATTTTGTGTTATCAGTAGATTTTACTAAATTTTTTTTAACAGCCAACTCTCTTAATTCATTAACTTTCATTTTACTGTAATTAATATTTTCACTTAAATCAGCATTATTAATTTCAATCTGTTTTGTATTATCATTATCATTATCATTATCATTATCATTATTATCATGCTCATCAACAACAATTTTTTCAATATTATTAAATGATATATCTTGAAGATTTTCTAGAGAGCTATTGTCGGATGATTGAGCAATAATGTCTTGTTTGAGTTCTTCAATGTCGCTAATACTTTGATTATCGCTATCACTATCACTAGTACTGTCACTTTCGATATCACTGTTGTCTTGTTGTAAAAAATTAGAATTTTTTGAATCAATTGTTAATAATTTAATATTATCATTATCTTCTAGTTGTTCTTCATTATCACTTTCTGCCTCTTCTACTTCTTCATCATCATCACCTTCGTCATCAGATACATTAATCTTTGATTCAATTATTTGATTATCTGTATTAAAATTAGTTTCTAAATTAGATTGACGAGGTATAGAATTATTTTGTAGTTCTAAGATATTTAATTTATAAATAAATGTTTGAATAATTTCTCCTTGTTTAACTAATGATTGTTCAAGAGAATTAATACGCTGAACGCAATAATACATAATTAATCCAGATAATAGTAATGTAATTCCTAAAGAAATGATAAATCCACTACCTTCTAATCCAAATAAATTCATCTATACTTAAAATAAAACGAATATATTTTAAATAATATTTTAACGTAATTAAATATTAATATTTTGTATTATATTTTCGGCATCTTTAATTACATTATCAGGATATTTCAATTCTTTTAATATATTAATTCCACCTTTATAATAAGATATTCCATTAGATAATTTATATGTAAATTTATCATCAATAATATTCATTTTGTTATTAATTATATTTTTATGTGAATTAAGCTTTTCACATAATGTAGTAAAATGAGTTGTTAACATAAAATTACAATTTTTATAATTAGTTAAATATTTTAAATATGAATAAGCACATGATATGGCTTCAGTTGGATTTGTTCCTGAATATAATTCATCAAATATACAAAAATGACGACCTTCATTTGATTCTATAGAATCAAGAATATATTTACATCTTCTAACTTCTGATTGGAATAAACTATCTCTTTGTGAAGTATCTGGTATATTTATGTAAGAATGAATATAATTATATGGATTAATTTGAGCCTTTTTATAAAATCCACAACAAAATTGTTGTGATAAAATAATATTGAATAAAGTAGATTTTAGAATAGTAGTTTTTCCTGAAGCATTAGGACCAGTAATTATAATATTATTTTTTAAATCTATATTGTTAGTAATATAATTAGAATCTATACAGCAATAATAAGAGTTATAAATTTTGGTTTCTTTATTATCAATAATCTTACAAAAGTTAATTTTTTTATTATTAATATTTTTTTGTATACATAAGATGGAGTCTTTAAATGAATGTAAATATAAACAATACTTAATACTAGAAATATATTCTTGACATTTAAATAATTCATAAAAATATTTCATTTTATACCCCATACTATGTGCTTCAAATATATTAAAGTTACTGAATTTAATACCAGTTAAATTATTGTAAAATAATGTTAAATAATTTTTAATTTCATTATTTTTATCTATAAAACCCTGTAAACTAGATTTACAATATGAATTTACATTATCAATTAATTCAATATAGTATTTAGAAAAATGTTTGAATGTATCTAAGTAATTATTTATTTTACTAAAATTTTTATAAAATTTAATACATGATATTATATTTTGATATATATTGAAAAAATAAAATACTAAAGAAAAAGTAAGAAAGAATTTTCTATCCCAACCCACATTAGCAAAATCTTTAATAGCATTACCAAGAGGATGATTTTTCATTATAGTAAGTAATATTTCAATATAATTAGATATTGTTATATATTGACCTTTAAAAAGAATAATAAAAAAAGGAATAAATAATAAGATAATTGGTATTACAATAGTTATTAGTGGATTAAAAATATTATATAAAGATAAACATTGTAAAAATAAGGAGTTTCTATTTAAAAATTCAAATATTGGAAAAATTTCCAAGTATTGATATGTATTTACAAAATTTTTATCTTTATCAGTAATATTATTGATTTCGTTTATATCTTTATAAACATTTTGTATGTTATTAATATCATAATCATTGTTAGTATCAGAATAATTTTTAATAAAGTATTTCATATCATTTAAAAAGGATGAATTATTAGTATAATATGTTGAGTATTTATTTAATAAATCGCTATAGAATATATTATTATCTAAATCTGTAATATTGAAAAATTTTCTATATAAAAGATGTTCATAAGAATTAGATATTTCAAGATCGTTTTTCACATTGTCATTCAAAATATATTTATCTTGTATGTAAAATATTGGTAAATTAAATTCAATATAATTTAAATCTATGTTTTTTGAATTATTATCTATAGTCATTAAATATAAATAATAATATTCTATTAATTTATTAACGTATTAACATTCTTTATAATTTTGAGGTAATTCACTAATATTAGTGTTATAAAAATTTTCAATGTCTTTCATTAATCGATAATCTCTTCTTGTAACAAAATTAATGGCAGTTCCTTTTCTACCCCAGCGACCACTTCTACCAATTCTATGTAAATATGTATGAACAGACTTTGGAATATCAAAATTAATAACACTGCTAACTTGTTGTATATCAATGCCTCTAGCTGTTACATTAGAAGAAATAAGGACTCTCTCTTTACCTTCTCTAAAATTATTATAATTAAGATTTCTTTCTTCTTTTGTCATATTACTATGAATTTGACAAACAGGATAACCATAAGAAACCATATAATTATATAATTCAGAAACGCGCTTTACACTATTACAATAAATAATACACTGTGAAACAGAAAAAACAGAAAATAGTTCCTTTAAAGATTCAAATTTTTGATTATCGTCTTCTAAATTAATATAATATTGAATAATACCATCTAATGTTAACATTTCATTTTTTACTAAAATTTTAATTGGATTACGTAGAAATTGATCTGTTAATGAATATAATTCTCTTGGCATTGTGGCACTAAAAAGAGCAACTTGTATATCATTTGATAAATATTTAAAAATATTGTATATTTGATCTTTAAATCCATAAGATAACATTTCATCAGCTTCATCAATAACCATTAATTTAATAGTTTTAGCATCAATATGATTATTTTTAAGTAAATCATGTAGGCGTCCAGGACAAGCAATTAAAATATGAGGAGTGTCATTTTTAAGTAAGTCAATATCATTATATGTAGAAGTTCCACCAACTAATAATTGTGTTTTTAAATTTTTGATATATATACCTATTTTATCAACAACATTTTTAATTTGCACTGCTAATTCTCTAGTTGGAGATAAAATAATAGCTTGTATATTATTAACTTCTTCATTGACAATTTCTAATGTTCCAATTGTAAAGCAACCAGTTTTACCAGTTCCGGATTGTGCTTGAGCAATTAAATCATTTTTTGATATGAAAGGAAGAATGCTTTTTTTTTGAATTGGACTAGGATTTTCAAAACCATAAGAATAAATTCCTCTAAGTAAAGAAGTTTTAATTTCTAATTCATCCCATGAATTAAATTCGTAATTTTTATTATCATTTTCGGTTTTATAATCATTTTTATTAGAATTAATATTCATAATAAATAATTGATAATAAATATTTAAGTGTATTAATAAAAATATATATAAAAATAAATGTATAACAATTATAAATGTTTGAGGTAAACAAATATACAATTAGTGATTATAATATTATATTAAAAAATATGGTAATTGAAAAAATAGATGATGATATAAAAAATAAAATAGATAATTTATGTGAACATCTTGTTATAGATGATAAAGATAAGGATAAAAATAATTATTATAGAAATAAAAAAAATTATAATAATAATTTCCAGTGGCAAAGTATACGTAATTTTCAAAAAACTAAAATAGTAAAGGATGTTTTAGACTTTGATATAAGAAATATACTAAATAAAATTACGGATAATAATTACGATAGTCAAAAAAATGAATTAATTAATATTATTGATAATATAAGTAAAGATGATAATTATGAGAAAAATTTAAATAATATATATAATATTATAACAGATATAATTAAAAACAATATTTATTTTTCAGTTATATATGCTCGTTTATGTAGAGAATTATTTGAAATTAACCGATTTTTTTTAAATAAAATAGTAGAAGATGGTAATAAACTTGTTGAATATTTATTATTTGTAGATAATAAAGAGAGTGAAGATACAAATAATTATAATATCTTATGTAGTCATAATAAAAATAATGATCAGAAAAAAAGTATTTTATTATTTTTTGTAAATATATTAAAAAATGATAAAGAGAATTTTAATATTCTAACAAATATATTATACAAAATATTAGAAAAGTTTGAAAAAAATATTATTGAGATAGAAGAAAAGGAAAACAATGAAGATTTAACAGAATTATTATTTATAATAATGACAAATATAGATGATTTAGATGATAAATATAAGAAAAAATTAATAGAAATAAGTAATTATAAAGTAAAAAATTATTCGGGTTTAAGTAATAAAATAATTTTCAAATTAATGGATATATTAGATAAAATATAAGTAGAAAATATAAAAATACAACAAATAATAATATATATAATTTTATGGATAATAATATATATTATAAAATAGAAGAATTTGATAATGATAATAATGATGATAATAATTATGAAAGTTATGATAATAACGAAGACAATGATATAAAAAACTTGATATGTAATCAAGAATATTTGATAGATAATTATGAATATAATGAATTACCCATAAAAAATATAAATTTAATATGTGATTATTATAAAATTAAAAGGGGGAAATTAACAAAAAAAGAAAAAATAATGGAAATAATATTTTTTGAAAATAACATAAATAATATAGATGTAATTGAAAATAGAAAATTATTATGGGAATATATAAAAATTATAAAAACAGATAAATTTCTTAAAAATTACATAATAATAGATATATAGAAAATAAATTATATTAAAAATTTTAAATATATATAATTTAAATGAGTGATAATAATTTCATAAATATAGATAATATAAGAAATAATATGACAATATATATATATACCTCTCCTTATGTTGTGAATATAGCTGAATATGTGTCAAAAAATTTAGAAAATTATAATATAAAAAATTATGTAATACCTTCACTAATAAGTGATGAACATTTTGAATTAATAAATCAAGATAATAATTGTTTTATATTTTTATTAGCATTTCAATCATTTTATAATTCACCAATTAAAAATAAGTTATTGAAAATGCGAAAAAATAAATATATTTTATATCAATTGGAACAATTGAACAATATAAATAAATATAAAAAAAATATAAATAATGAATTAGAAATTTTTATGAAAAATGCTTTATATGTTCTAGATTATAATATGAGTAATTATAATAATTTAAGTAATGAAATAAATAAGATGTATGTAGGAGTTCCTATTATAAAAAATGAAAGTATTTTACCAGTAAAAGATATAGATATTTTATTTTATGGAAATGTAAATGATTATAGAAAAAATATTTTGAAAAACTTATCAAAAGTTTATAATATAAAAATATTAGAAAAATCATTTGGTAGTGAATTAAGAGATAATATTATACGTAGCAAAATAATATTAAATATTCATTATTATAAAGATGCATTATTAGAATTATGTAGAATACATGAAGCAATACCATATAAATGTAAAATAATTAGTGAAATATGTACAGATGATTTAAAATTATGTGAAGATTATGATGATTTTTGTGTATTTGTAGATTTTACTAATACAGAGGATGTAATTAATAAGATAAATCAAGAATTAGAAAAATATGATAGTATAAATTTTGATATAAATTTTGATAGAAAATTTACTTTATATAATAGTAATTTTGATAAATTTGTAAGAAAAATAAAATATTATAATTTATTTTCCAAGGATCTATTAAATATAAAAAACAATGTTTTTAATTATGAATTATCTTTAATTGATAGTGATAATAATATAACAAATATAACACAAAAAACAATTAAAAATGATAATAATATAGAAAAAAATACAAATATTAGTTTTAAAAATCAAAAACATTCATCGTTGTATTTAGATATTTTAAAAAAAGTAAATAAATCTTCTATAGAAACTAATAAACAAAATTTTGTTATTCAAAAAAAAATAATAGATAATATTTCACATTTACATTGCTATAATTTATCTCATTTTGATGAAATTTATGGTGACTATTTAAAAAATATTATAAAATATTTCAAGCCTATAATAACATATTGTATAATATCAAAAGAAAATACTGGTTATACAAAAATAGATAATACTTATATACTTTTAAAAATTGAGAATAGGGGAATGGATATTGGTGGAAAATTATGTGTAGTAGATTATTTAGTAAAAAATAATATAGTATACAAATATATTTTATTTCTACATAGTAAATCAGCTTTTGCAAGAAGGCAAAAATATTTTAGTTTTATAAATGATAAAAATTTAGAAGAAACACTTATTAAAATGGGTGAAAAATACGATGGTATTTTTCCAAACTTACTTATAGATGGTGATTGGAAAACAAAAAAATGGTATATAAACAAAGCATATACTGAGGATTTATTAGAATATTTAAATTGTGATTTAAATAGTAAAAAATTTATCGAAGGTAATTGTATGCTTTTATCATATAGAATAATTAAAAAAATTTTTGAAGATAATTTATTTCTTTATGAGTTATTAAATAAAAAAGATAGTTTTGATTTGAATTGGTTTTCATGGTATTACAAGAATACAGATTCTTCACTTATAAATAGTTATGAAAAATTTGTAAATAAAAATTTATTTGGTAATGATTTACATCATAATTATAAAGATAATATTGGAGATAAAAGTTATATCAATTTAGCTAAGTTAGATAATTTAGATGGTTATAAATTAGCGGATGGAATGATAGAACATGGTTTTGAAAGAATATATTTAAATGTTATAGACAGTTTTCCAGATGGTAAATATCATATTGTTAATTATAGTAACAATAATATATAAGAAAAATATAGTTTAGGTATAAGTATATAATTATTATATACTTATATAATTATGTGTGGAATAATAGGAGTGATATCAAACAATACAATAGAAATTATTAAAAAAGGATTAATACAGCTACAAAATAGAGGTTATGATTCAGTAGGTATTTCTGTTATGGAAGATAAATTTAAAACTATAAAGTATGCTTCGAATGATAATGATTGTTTTGAAAATTTATTTAATAATATAAATAAAATTAATAATTGTAAAATAGGTATTGGTCATACAAGATGGGCAACGCATGGTAAAAAAACTGATAATAATTCACATCCACATTTAAGTTTTAATAAGAATATAATATTAGCCCATAATGGTATTATTGAAAATTATAAAAAAATCAAAAAAATGTTACTAGAAAAAAATTATATTTTTTTATCAGAAACAGATAGTGAAGTTATAGTGAATTTAATAGATTATTATTATAATATAGAAAAAAGAAATTTTGAAGAAAT